AGCGGGGCCAGCATCGGCGCCTGGGCCAGCATCGGCAACTGGGCCAGCATCGGCGACGAGGCCATCGTCGGCAGCGGGGCCAGCATCGGCAACGGGGCCAGCATACCGGTAGACGTGGAATTGAAATTCACACCGCTTGCCGTGCAAGGCACGCGCCATCTTGTAACCAACTGCGCGCCGGGTCAAATTAGTATCGGGTGCCAGTTCTTTACCTTTGCTGAGTTTCTTGCCGCCAGCCCAGAGCAGCGCGCTGCGTACCAGACTGCAGCGGGATACACTCCCACCCAATGCGCAGAATATATCAAAATCGTGGAGTTTGTAATAGCAAATGGTAGTCAGCTGATCTAAGGAGTCTACCATGATCACAGGGATGCTGTGATAAGCTTACTGAGCCCGGAAAGGCGTTTGATTGGTATGCTTTCTGGACGTGAGCTACTACTACACACGGAGTACGGGCCGTACGTACACAGGAGAATGAAACATGACTGAATTGACAGTGGACGAGCTACATGTTAGAGTACAAGACCTCGAGATGGTCTACAAAAGTCATCAGGAGCACTTGGCGGACGACGCGAAAGTCATAGACAGTCTCCGGCAGAAGGTAAAAGCTCTCGAACGCCAGGTGGCAAATGAGAAACACATCAATGATGTGCTATCTAGGCAGTATGCTAAAAAGTCTGAAGAAGTACAGCATATTGCAGCAATTATGCCCTGCACTGTTGTGCAGCCATACAGGGAACTAGTAGAAAATGTTAAGGCGCTTATAAACTCACATGAAGAGCTCCGCCAAACTGCAGTAGAGGCCATAGCTGAGCGCGACATGTGGAAGAACTACGCCTTCGATGGCGACTGCGGCGGCGGTAGTGATGGCAGTGTTCTACCCTATCCAGAGCGCTCAATGCCTAATAGACGGAAGACAGCTATTGAGAGAGGCTTTGAGAAGATTGAGAAACTGCAAGCTAAGCTAGACCATGCAAATGCGCACAATGAGTTTCTCACTAGCAGCCTTCAAGCTACAAAGGCAAAGCTGAGCATAGCCGATGGCGTGCTTAACTGGCCGCCAGCCGGCAAGGCAGGCCTGACAGCTACGCGTGAACAAGTGGACGAGGCTATTTTGAAGACGTTTCGTGAGCATTACTGGCGTGGCGCAGTCGGGACCTTTGAAGAATTTCGGCGGCACGTAAGCGACTTGCTATTCCCGCCTGCTGTCCCGGTAGACGATGAGGACGTCGCCATTACAGGCAATGGGTTTGATACTGTGATTCTGGTGGACCACAAAGAATTTTGCCGTACTCATAGTACGGACAATGCTGTAGAGATTCGTAATGCGCTCAAGGCTGTGAGAAAGGCAAAGAAGTGATTCCAGATGATCTGAAAGCTATTTACGCACAGTCTCAGTTAGACACCAGTATTGGGCAGCTCAATTTAGTGGGAGAGCTTATTGAGCGCGTAGGGAAGGCCGAGCAGTGTCTAGCTACGCAGAACGCAAAACTTGCTGCAGTTACGCAGTGGCTAAAAGATAACCAACAGGACGTGTTTAGGCGTGGGATTTGGGACGTTATTGTCAAAGCAGAGAATTCTGTAAAGAAGCAAAGACGCCAGACGGAGCATTGCTGCGCACAAGTGACCGATTGTGACTGCATTTGGCGTGAACCCGAGTTAGGGATGCCACGATGACATTTCTTATAATGACCTTGGCAGCTGTGTGGGAGCAGATTAAGCACCCATGGTGGTCATCTACTCGCTGTGTAGATGCGGTAGAGTTGCGGCGTGTGTACCGGATGATGCCACCAAAGAAGGAGCGTACAAAGTGCGATTGATGGCTTTGCAGTCGTGATGAGGTATAATTAAGCTCGTGAACATTCTAAGTGAAAAGGTAGTTGCCTTTGGCGAGCATGATGAGAACACTCGCCAGCAGATTCTCACAGCGGCGCAGGACAAGCGTGTAGTTCGCGCTGCACTTATGCCTGATGGGCACTACGGCTACAATGTGCCCATCGGAGGAGTGCTCGCCTACAAAGACGCTATCAGTCCTTCTGGAGTTGGGTTTGATATTGCCTGCGGCAATAAGGCAGTACGGCTTGATGTGCACGGGTTCGAAACACGCCCGCATATTGCTGCCATTATGGATGAGGTATTCAAGGTCATCAGCTTTGGTGTAGGCCGCAAGAATAATGAGAAAGTTGATGCGGCGGTGCTGGACAAGAGCGGCCTGGGGTGGTATCTCGAGTCTACAAAGCCACTTTATGACAAAGCAGCTGCGCAACTTGGAACAGTGGGCTCAGGCAATCATTATGTGGATATATTCACCGATGAAGCTGACCGTGTTTGGATCGGTGTACACTTTGGCTCGCGTGGATTTGGGCATGGTATTGCCACTTGGTTTCTGAAAGCTGCAGGTGCAAGTCAAGATATGGCCGCAGCACCATGCGTACTCGACATCAACAGCGATCTTGGCCAGCAGTACATTCATGCTATGAGTCTTGCTGGGCAGTATGCCTATGCTGGGCGTGATTGGGTGTGTGAACGTGTGGCCAAGATTATTGGCGGTAAAGTACTAGAGAGTATCCACAACCACCACAACTATGCATGGCTTGAAGAGCACAATGGCGAAGACTTGTGGGTCGTGCGCAAGGGTGCCACACCGGCATATCCTGGGCAGAAGTGCTTTGTTGGTGGATCACTTGGTGAGCAGTCTGTGATACTTGCGGGCATTGAAAGCACGGAGTCTAGCCTGACGCTCAGTTCGACTGTCCATGGTGCGGGCCGGGCAATGGGCCGCAAAGAGGCCACTGGTACGTTCGACCGTAAGACCGGAGAATGTAAGCGTCCTGGCAAGGTTACCCAAGAGATGCTGCAAGGCTGGGTAGACCGCTCAGGCATTGAGTTGCGGGGAGCAGGCCTGGACGAGAGCACTGACTGCTATAAGCGGCTCGACAGTGTACTAGGCTACGTGTCCAACCAAGTGCGTATTTTGCATAGACTGACTCCCATTGGTGTGGCCATGGCTGGAAAAGACACTTTTGACCCGTACAAGGACTGATGTGGTACAATTAGATGTATAAGGACACTATGAAATCCAAAATCTGCAGTACACAGCATGATGTAGACTACTCGGCATTGCTTAGCAGTGTCGTAGAGCACTTCAACACTGTCACTCGTAACCAAGCCAATCTTTTCACTACTGATATTGACGGAGACAAGCTCTGGCTCTACTACCTGAACAACTTAGACGAAGACATTCGTCAGCAGCATAACTGCCATTGCTGTAAGAGTTTCATTACTCGTTATGGTGGGCTGGTTGTTATCAATGAAGATGGCACCACTACATCAGCACTGTGGCCAAAGAATGAGACTCTCAGCATCTATGCAGATGCTTTCTGCGGGTTGAGACTTGTGGCTGAGCAGGCCAAAGTGACTGGGGTGTTCTACGGTAAGACTCCAGTGCTTGGTACGCCGCAGACTGGTACATGGTCGCATATTGCAGTTACTGCCAGCAGGTTCCAGAATATGGACCGCTTGCTTATGGCTAGTCAGCACATGGCCGCTACTGTGCAGTCTTACCAAACTGTGCTAAGCACATTGTTCGACAAGGCCGGTAGCAAAGAGAACCTCGACCAGATGATCCGTGTGTTTGAAGCCGCAGCCTTACCGCGCTCAGAGAAGTTCATCGAGCCCATTAAGTGGCTTCGTAAATTGCATGATCGCCCTAAAGGTAAACTAGGTGCTAATGTCCTATGGCGTGAAATGGCAGCTGTACCTGAAGGCTTCTTGCACCCGCGCGCCTCTGTTGTTTGGCCGTTGTTGGAGACACTACAAGCGGGCGGAGACTTTGAGGATATCAAGCGGCAGTTCATCAAAATGGCAGATCCGCTCCATTATCAACGTCCACAAGCAGCACCTACAGCTGGCAACATCAAGCAAGCTGAAGAAGTGATCGCCAAACTTGGCATTGCAAAGAGCCTAGAGCGCCGGTTCGCGCGCCTGGAAGACCTTACTACGAAGGTTTGGTTGCCAAAGGTTTCGGAAGCCCATGTGGAGGATCCTGGCTCCGTCTTTGGGCATCTTAAAGCTAGGGGCGCCACGCAGAAGAGCCTTCCGCTAGACCTGCCGGCTAAGACCATGACTTGGGAGAAGTTCGTCGACCGCATATTGCCTACAGTGCAGAAGCTGGAGTTCTATGCACCTAACCGTGGCAACTACTGCGCATTGCTAACGGCGGTGCATGCTGATGCGCCCAATATCATGAAGTGGAGTAATCCTGTATCGTGGTACGTCTACCACCCTAGAAGCTTCGCGCGGGACTGGGGCTTGTCCTCTATGCTCTGGAAGCAGGTGACAGCCGTAGTAGACACTCCCAACAAGTGGGACGGAAAAGACTACCTTGCAGAAGGCATAGTGCTTGTGCTTAAGAACTGTGTAGACCGGCGAAGTGGACAAGGAAATGCATTGTTTCCAGAAAATCTGCGAGGTGATTTGTACAGTGTACGCTCGACCATCGAAGCGTACAGCAGAAGCGCTGAGATACAAGGCCGCGAAGAAGCCACAGCCTGTGGTTACATGATCCGTAAAGAGTCTTGCAGTATCGGGCTGCGTGCTGACGGGCAAGTCTACGTGGTGGACAGATGGGAGTAGTTGCTGAAGTTCTCATTGGCGTCTTTTGTCTACTGAGCCTAGGAGCGTTGTTTCTAGGCCCAGTAAAAGTAGACTGGCATAGTATGGACAAGGATCCTGAAATGAATCCTGGATTGGACGATGATGATTAAGATCTATAATGACGATTTCAAGCTAAGTCGGTTTAAGTTCTCTGGCGGCGAGTTGCAAGTGCGCGTAGCCGTGGAGGGCCTAGCGCTCGCTCCAGGCAGCGTAACCCTCAGTGCTGACCTGCACAGCTCTGACGATATTATGGAGCTTATTCTCACAGTAGACGCTCTACGCCGGGAGCTGCCCGCAGGAACTCCTTTTCATCTTGTTTGCCCGTACTTGCCTTACGCACGGCAGGATAGAGTATGCGCACCAGGCGAGGCACTGAGCGTCAGTGTGATGACTGATCTCATCAATCTCTGCGGGTTCCACTCTGTCAAGCTATGGGATGTGCATAGCGACGTCAGCCTCGCATTGCTGCGGCGCGTCATTAATGTGCACCAGAAGGACTTTGTCAGCTTAGTGCACTGGGACCCGGGAACTATTTTGGTAGCTCCTGACGCCGGAGCGCGTAAGAAGACGGCCGAAGTAGCGAAGCTTCTGGGACTACAGATGATCACCGCCGATAAGACTCGCAGCGTAGAGACAGGCGCCATTACAAGCACTGTGGTGCATTTTGATGGCATACCAGTAGAAGAACTGGCCAAGAAGGACTTTCTCATTGTGGACGATATCTGTGACGGCGGCCGGACGTTCATCGAGCTAGCAAAAGTGCTGCGTCCATGGACTACTGGCAAGATTTACCTGTATGTCACGCACGGCATTTTCAGCAATGGGCTGGACGTATTCAATAGCTTGATTGATGGTGTGTATACGGCCAATCCGTTCCCAAAAGTGGACCTCAATCACAAACTGCTGACGGTGGTGTCTGCATGAATGACCCTTACCTGTATCAAGAACTGTGTTTTAACCGCTTGCTAGCTGAGTATCGCCTGCATAAGCGGCTGATCGTGGCGGTAGACTTTGACGATACCGTGTTTGACTTTCACAAGGCTGGATACCAGTATGAAGCCGTACTGCGGTTGCTGCGTCGTTGCACGGCCCTGGGTTTCTACATCACGCTCTTTACTTGCAGTGACCCATCAGAGTATGCCAGGCAAATAGCCTACTTGCTTGATTATGGCGTGCTGGTGACGAGCGTGAATGAGAACCCAGTCCAACTGCCATTTGGCAATCATGGCAAGCCGTACTACAACATTCTGTTGGATGACCGCGCTGGATTGTGCGCCGCCTATCAAACCCTGGAGAGCGTAGCGACCCAGGCCGAAGCAGACAAGGAGCACGTCGAATGAACATCTTTATGCCGCATGCAAAAGACTTCTACAAGAGTGGGCACGTCTTTCAGTATCCTAAAGGAACAGAGTACGTTTACAGCAATTGGACCTGCCGCAGTGATAAGTGGGCCAGCGTACTACCGGACTTCGCGCATAAGGTGGTGTTCTTCGGCCTGCAGGGAGTTTGCCAGTGGATGCTGATCGACGATTGGAACACTAGCTTCTTCAGCCAGCCACTTAAGGAAGTAGTAAACAAGTATCGACGTCGTATGGATAAAGCTCTTGGCACTGGCCGAGTGACCGTAGACCATATCGCTGCGCTTCACGTCTTGGGCTATTTACCTGTGCGCATCAAGGCATTGCCGGAGGGTAGCCGGGTAGATACCCGCGTGCCAATGTGGACAATCGTCAATACTTTGCCCGAGTTCTTTTGGGTCACCAACTTCTTGGAGACCCAGCTGAGTGCTGAGCTCTGGTTGCCGCTAACCAGTGCTACTACGGCGTACGAATATCGGCGCTTGTTTGATAAGTACGCCGAGCTTACCGGGGCCGTCAAGGCATTTGTGCCGTGGCAGGGACACGACTTCAGTATGCGTGGTATGACTGGTATCACTAGCGCGACACAGTCTGGTGCCGCACATTTGCTCAGTTTCACAGGCACAGATACTATCACTGCCATTGACTACTTGGAAGACTACTACCACGGAGAGGCGACATTCGTAGGCGGCAGTGTACCTGCCACAGAGCACTCAGTAATGTGCATGGGAGGCGCGGCAGACGAGTTGGAGACATACCGACGGCTCATTACTGAGGTCTATCCAGATGGTGTAGTCAGCATCGTCAGTGATACATGGGACTTTTGGCGCGTGCTTACTATCACGCTTAGAAAGCTAAAGGCGGAGATACTGGAGCGTGACGGCAAAGTGGTTATCAGACCAGATTCAGGTGACCCAGTCAAGATTATCTGTGGTGATCAAGATGCAAAGCCAGGCACACCAGAGTACAAAGGCGCTGTACAATGTCTCTGGGAGATTTTTGGCGGTACAGTAACCCACAAGTGCTACGATACACTGGACTCTCACATTGGGCTGATCTACGGCGACAGTATAAGTCTTGAACGTGCTCAGGAGATTCTCGCGCGTTTAGAGGCGAAGGGTTTTTCTAGTGATAATATCGTATTCGGTATTGGAAGCTACACTTACCAACATGTAACGCGCGATACGTTCGGAACGGCTATCAAAGCGACCTGGGGCGCAGTGAACGGAGAACCACGTGAGTTGTTCAAAGATCCTAAGACTGACAATGGTGTAAAGAAGTCTTTGTGCGGCCTCATTCGTGTAGAATATGAGGATGGACACTATATGGCATATGACCGTCAGGCTCCAGACCAAGAGCAGGGCGGCCTGCTAGAGCCGGTATTTGAAGACGGCCTACTAGTTAGAAGCCAGTCTTTGCAGGAGATTCGTATGAGGCTACATAGTGCTGGGTAATGAAGTTCCTTGCGCTACGCGCGCAGTGACCATAGTAGAGATGACGCCGTGTGCTGAGGCTGAACTGCGTCCGGCTAAATCTCATCGGATGCTTTGCGATGCTCACGCTAGCAAGTTAGTAGAAGAAGATGGCGACTGGGTGCGCGGGCAAAAGCTACCACTTACTACAACCATACTTTGTCAGTGGGGAAGGTGATATGATCACGCAGCAAGTAGAGTGTGATATTTGTAAAGCTTTAAAGAAAGAAGTAAACCACTGGTATGTAGTGTGCCCTGTTGGTTCTAGTGTCCGATTACATACATGGAGCTCGGCGGATACTATGGGACTGCTGCGAAAGCCTCGTGTAATACACTGCTGTGGCCAGGCGTGTTTGCACAAAGCGTTAGATCAGTGGGTAAACAGGAAAGCGGAGGTAGTAGATGTTTTTGAAGAAAAAGCGTAGTATGCGCATTTACACAATCAGTTTTACAGACAGCAATGACGCAGTTAATCATGCTGCCGAAGATGTCATGCTAGGTAAAGAGTGGACACTTTTACTAGTCGGTAAGAGAACAGTAGCTGCTATACGCACAGATACAATCGATACAGTTCTTTCGGAGCCTGTTGACTAATGACACCCTATGCAGTTATGCTTGTAAAGCCGAATGATGGAGATGTGGCTATTAGAAAACGGTTTCAGATGCAGAGTAAGAAGCAGCATCCAGATCGTGACGGGGCTAATGGCCAACCAGGGTCGGAGTGGTTTAGTTTGGCAGCAGCTTATAGCCAGATAAAAACAGAAGGTCTACGTACTGCTTGGGCCGCCAAGAACAACCTACTAAGTAGGCTATGCAAGCCGTGCAGTGGTCTTGGTGTGCGTGGAACACGCATTGGTGGTGGCAAGATTATAGTCTGCGATAAGTGTAACGGCGAAGGGCGGGTAGTAAAGTGACGGGCGTGGATAGTGCCATAAGCAGGTTTGAGACTAGGCTTGAAGCTCTGCTAGACGAGCTAAACGAGATTGAGAAGCGAATCTTTTTGGTAGCAGCTAAGCGGTCATTCGATGCAATTTACGAGCAGTACAATGCGGATGTGATGGCGAAGCCAATTGGTGTATAATAGACATAAGGAGGCTTGTCAATGGCCGCCAAAAAGAAGAGTGAGGCTCTAGCACCAGAAAGAGCTTCAGATGTGGTCTACAAACCAAACACAGTTCTATGCTGGGAATCATTTTTTCAGTGCCAGCGTCACCCAATGCTGCGGTCACAATTGCTTACGGCGCTTATGGCTGGCACACCTCTCAGCCTAGAGTGGCTGCCTACACCAATGCTGCTTGATGTTGTGCTAGTCTGTACTGCTGCGCGTAATCACTGCGATGCAGAAATCATTGATGATTATCGTGGGCTGCTTGACAAAGTGAATGAGCTATGGAGCCAGCCTAATTGGAGCTGCAAAGTATTTAGCAGTATTCACGGCAGTAGAGCTAATAGCATACTGCAAGGGTCGGCAGAGTTTACTTGCACAGAAGAGCTCTATATACCTGCGATGGTAGACTGGTACTTGACGCATGAGCCACCACAGTATCTAGCTGTAGAGTTTGAGACCGATGCGCAAGAAAAAGCGTGGCGGAAGAAGTATAAAAAGTAGCTCCAAAGGAGAGTTTACGTGTTTACATCCATGAATTGCCTGTCTAAGAAGCAGTTACGCCTGGCCGTCCAGCAAGGCATGCCCATCATTGCTTACTCGCCCGTTATGACTATGCCGGCAGTAACTGGCCGAGTGCGCGTAGAAGGCCCTTGGCCCGGTACGCACGTGCCTGTGGAAGAGATTCGCGGCAAGCATGGGCGTATGAAGCCGCGTGAGATCGTCAAGCCTTGGCACGCTGACGTTATAGTATGCGACATGGCAATTGTGGAGGTGTGCTGATGCCACAGATTATCGTGCAGCTTTTGGTGAGCACAAATGTGCCAGCACTAGTAGACTCTGACGACAAGATGTGGCTAGATACGGCGTATAAGTCTCTTGAGATGGCAAAGTCAGACTGGCCATTAGAAACGTATCGTGTGGTGGAGGTGAAGGAGTGAGTTTACTTTGGCTTCCTTTGTTGGCGGCTAGCTTGCCCATGAAAGACGGAGACTTTGACTATTCCTTAGTACCGTTTCCAGTTTACGCAAGCCCCAAGATCGACGGGTTTCGTGCCATGGGGCAGAACAACACTTTGATGAGTCGTGGCGGCCTTGCGCTACGCAATGCGCAGTTGCAAGCTCGTGTACGGACAATTCACTTTGAAGGCCTAGATATTGAGTTGACTGATGGTCCAGCAAATGGTGTAGATGTGTTTAATCGCACTAGTCATATTGTGAATAACGCAAAGGCTGATGCAAGCAATATTTTTTTGAATGTATTTGACCGGGCGGCATATCGTAGTGTAGACTTCCGACAGCGATACGAAGACCTGCTAGACGGCTATAGTAGCAAAAAGGCTATGAAAGCAGGTGTGCGCATTGTTGAGCAGACACTTGTCGATAACATAGCGCAGCTGAAAGAGTACGAGACAGCTCGTTTAGCCGAGTGCTATGAAGGGACAATGCTACGTCGTGCAGACCAAGGGCCTTACCCACAGAAGACCGGTAAAGTGAATCGGTCTACGCTCAGAGAGTTTAACTTAATACGCATGAAGCGGTTTGAATACGAGTTTGCTACACTGACTGCTGTGCATCCATTAGAGCACAATATTAATGAAGAGCGTACTGCTACAGGCAAGCGTAGCACTAAGAAGTCAGGGCGTGTAGTAGATGCTGGCGGTTTGAAAGGCAGTGCTACACTGCGTGACGTAAAGACTGGTGTAGAGTTCAATACTACAATTGGTCGAGCTGCATTGCGTGCTTGGGCTGGTTGGGCCGATGAAAAGAAGTGGAAGGGCATTAAAGTCCGCTATAAGTATCAAGTCTGTGGCACAGTTGACAAACCACGAATTAATACTGCAGACTTGAAGGAGCTACTGCCATGAGAATGTGCAGGTTTATGGTCGAGGTTCTGGTTCCAGAAAGCGAAGATACTTTTGACGAATCAGCTACTTTGGAAAAGGCTATCGAGTTCGGAATTGAGCAACAGGCACTATATATTAATGCTGCGCACATTGATGCTTTAGTACTGAGTTGCAAAGTAGTTGATCTAGATATGCAAGAAGTGAAGCGATTAAAGAAACTTGATATTGAGCACCGAAAGTATGGCTGTGATGATTCTAAGTGTGGCGTGAAAGGCTGTCTATGAAAGTTCTGCGTATCAGCATTGAAGTGGAAGTTCCTTATGGCGATGATCTGCCACTAATTCGCAGCCTGAACGAAACTGTAAAAGCTTGTCTCACTAGTAATCTTCCGACTTTTGTACCTAGGCAGCACCAGATATGGGAGAGCATTAGTCCTAACAATCACATTGGAGTTGTGACAGAATGGCCACCAAGAAGTGCTGCAAGTGTAGAAAAGTCTTAGAAACTGCTGTAGTATGCCGCAGTTGTGGGCACCTTGTTTGTGGGTGTAAAGTCTGCAGAGATTGCGCCCACGAACGATGTGTGAGCGCTACTTGTACTAAGAAGAGGTGAACTATGATCATTCGATGGAAGATGGTCGGAGCTACAGAGTACGTAGCTGTGTGGCAAGCGAAGTCCTTGTCGGTTCGATATACTGTCGAAGCAAAATGGCGCGTGTATGTTGATGAAGAGCGAGTCAAGGGCACATGGTTCACGCCACAGTCAGCTATGGAAGCTGTGGACGTTGCAGCTTGCAAGGTCATCAAGGTACTGGGCAGGTCAGTACAGGCGACACAGCGCGCTTACGCAATGAGAAGGGTGGTATCCAATGCCTAAGATCGCGGCAAGTATTCACATCACTATAGATGATGTAGGTACAATCGCAACGTCGATTGATGGGTCTCAGATGCTGGTGGCGGGGCTTATACGCTGGCTAGATACTTATGATCGCATGCTAGTCACACGGCAGATCGACATGGAGCAAGTACAGAATACAGTGGCCACAGACGGATGCGTGACAGCTCACTACAGAGAGGCTGACAGTGCCTCCAACTAAATCTGGGCCTAGTGTTGATATGCTTGCAGAGTATCAGGCTGCTGCTAAGGCTCTAGCGCCTGCAGTTAAACGGCTAGAAAAGGCTTTGAAGAACTTGGATCCTTCAAAGATTCCAATTGGTGCCGTGTCAGATACTTTGTACGCATTACGCGCAGCGGCAAAGCTGCCTAAGTTGCTTAATGATCCATTTGAGGATATCTTTGTGCCTGCGATTAAAGCTCTTGAAGACTACTTTATTGAGACACTTAAAGTGGGCGAGTCAAGTGGTGTGCAGGGGCATCTGAGTCGTGTGCAGGTTACAGACAGTACTGTGCCTGTTGTGTCCGACTGGCCAAAGTTCTATGCATATATCAAAAAGAACAGCGCATTTGAGCTGCTCAATCGTGCAGTCAACAAGGCGGCCGTAAGTGAACGCTGGGAGCAAAAGAAACAGATTCCTGGCGTTAGTGCATTTAAAGCAAAAAAAGTCAGCTGCACAAAGTTAGGAGGTAAGTGATAGGCTACTATGTGGCAGGTTGTCTCGGCGTGATAGTAGGCCTTTTGTTTGTCATTTCTATGCTTGCAGTCGACAAGTCTAAGCTGCTAGGAGAGCTAGAGGAGGAGCGTAAGTGCTACCAGGCCGCACGTTGGTTGGCACAGTATAACTACGCCTATATGGCAGCTGTGCGTAATGTAGCTGCACGTGATCTCCATTTAACTTACAATGCATTAACCTGTATGGTAGATGACGATCTGCGAAGACATGCTTACTATGGGATGGCCGGACAGGTAATACCATTGATGTATGTACCCAAGGAACTACGAGGCGCAGCTGCTGCGTTCAATAGGCGTGTGTTTGCCAATTGGCCTGCTCGGTATACAGAGAAAGTAGACCGTGGTGAGACTGTTGAGCAGGCACGTATCCGTCAGCTGCAGGATGCAGTAGTACTATTGCGAAAGGCAGACTTACCACGCCGTGTGCGCGATGAGCTCGAAAAAGTTTTAGGGCCTCTGAAAAACGATACACCGCACATTTGATAAAGTGCGACAATACTGACTAGTAGAACAAACCGCTAAGGAGAAACAGCAAATGGCAGTAGCTAAGAAAACAGCAAGCAAGACGACTACCACCACCATCGTGCCATGGAGCGAGCGATTCGCAAAGCATGCACAAGCAGCAAAGGAGCAGGAAAAGGGCGTAGGTGGATTCGGTCAGCGCGTAAAGTTTGGACCAGGTGTCATGACAGTGGCAGGCGGGTCTTTGCCCGGTGGAAAGCTCGAGTGTGTGGTAATTGGATCATGCGCAGCTAATGCTCTGTACGAGGGTGCGTATGACCCAGATGCACCTGAGACACCTGTGTGCTATGCGTTCAATGTGCTAACGGAGGATATGGCTCCGCACGAAGATGCTCCACAGAAGCAAGCCGGCAATTGTGCAGAGTGTGAGCAGAACCAGTTTGGTAGCGCAGCTACTGGCAAAGGCAAAGCCTGTGCTAACACGCGCCTTTTGGGTCTGCTCACATCAAAAGACTGTGAGGATGCAGCAGCTATTAGTACAGTAGAGCTTGCTGTTGCGCGTATCAGTCCTACCAACCTGAAGGCTTGGGCTGGATATGTGCGCGCAGTTGCTGATGAGCATGGTCGTCCACCGTGGGGCGTAGTGACAGAGATCAGCTCACACCCCGATCCTAAGACACAGATTCGTCTCGAGTTCAGGATGGTAGAACTGATTGACGACGGCGATACTCTTGAGGCACTTGAGAAGCGGGCAGGCGATAAGGTGCAGGAAGTTCTGCAGCAGCCGTACACAGCGCTGCCTGAGCGGCCTGCTAAGCCTGCAAAGGCTGTTAAGCCCGCAATCAAGGGTGTGAAGACGACAGTCGCAAAGTCGTCGAAGTTTGCAGTGAAGCGGTAGTAGTTACAGGGCGTGCTTTGAAATAGGCACGCCCTAAGTTTATTTTAAGAGGGCAATGCATGGCGACGAAAGTACCTCCAGTTATTGTTGCAGATTTTGAAACACATGGGATAGAGGCACGGCCTAAGTATCCGCCAAAACCGGTTAGCCTAGCACTAAAGTGGCCAGATCAGCGCGAGTACAGGCTAATGGCTTGGGGCCATGGAGATGGCTCGAAGGCTGCTGGCAATAACTGCACAGAGAAGGAGGCACGGGGAGAGTATAAGAAAGCACGCGATAGCCGATATCGTATGCTCTTCCAAAATGGTTCATTTGACCAGGATGTCGCCGAGACTCACTGGGAAATTCCGCTATTGCCCTGGGAGCGCTACGATGAGACTATGTATTTGGCGTTCCTCAACAATCCACACTCGCCTACTTTAGCTTTAAAGCCTTTGTGTGAATTGCTGTTAGGTATACCACCTGAAGAACAAGATTCTATGTACGCGTGGATTATTGAAAATGTATCAGAGGCAAAGAAAAAGCCGAGCACAGCTGGTGCATACATTAGTCAATGTCCTTACCAGATTGTTAAGCCTTATCATAAAGGCGATCTGACGCGCACTCTGGCATTGTTCAATTATCTTTATCCACGTGTAATCGATGCAGGTATGTCTGAGGCATATGATGTAGAGCGCCAACTGATGCCTGTGCTGCTAGAGAATGCGCGCATAGGTATGCGAGTGGATGTTGAAGGCCTTGGGCGTGATCTGCCAGTTATGAAGGCTGGTATTGAGAAGGCCGATGTTTGGCTGCGCAAGCGGCTAGGCGATATAAACTTCAATAGCGACCGTCAACTAGCTGATGCTCTGCTAAGTAAAGGCGTAGTTAGCGAATTATCAAGGACGCCTAAAGGCCAGTTATCTGTCAGTAAGAAGTCACTTACTGTTGATAAGTTCATTGACAAACGTGTGTGGCAAGTAATGTCTTACCGCAGTAAAATGAGTACTTGCGTTAGTATGTTTGCCGAAGCTTGGCTAGAGCTGGCCGACAGTAATAACTATCTGCATCCACAATGGATGCAGGTTCGTAGTCCCAAAGGTGGAGCTGATGATACTAACGGAGCACGCTCAGGCAGGATTATTTGCACAAGACCTAATTTCTTAAATGTTAGTAAGTCGTTCTCAAAGGATATATCAGCAGGCTATTCGCACCCAAGTTTTTTGAAGGCAATGGAACTGCCTAAGATGCGCACTTACTGTTTGCCAGATAAAGGTCAGACTTGGATTAAGCGTGACTTTTCTAGCCAGGAGATTAGACTAGTAGCACACGCTGAGGATGGGCCTATGATGCAGGCCTTTCTGGATAATCCAAAGCATGATATCCATGAGATAGCACGAGTGGAAATTGAGCGAGCACTCATAAATGCAGGATTGCGAGATAGCTTTGATCGCGACACTGCAAAGACTGTAGTATTTGGCAGGATTTACGGCATGGGCGTTAGTGGCCTGATGATAGCGCTAAGGCTAGCTGATAATGAGCGGGCAGTTGCTAAAATTATTCAACGTGCAATTAATGATGCACTGCCAACACTGAAAGCACTTGATGATGCTATGAAGGCTCTCTTTAAAGCGGGTCAGCCTATTAGAACAATCGGGGGCCGCATATACTACTGTGAACCGCCTACATATAATGCAAAGTTTGGGCGCGATATGCACTATGAGTTTCGCGCTCTAAATTACTATGCACAGTCAAGTGGAGCTGACGTTATGAAGCGTACACTTGTAAAGTACAATGCACATCCTAAGCGGCGTGGCAGACTTACAACATCTGTGTATGATGAGGTCGACGCATCTTGCCCTGCAAAAGCGCAGAAAGAGGAGATGGCAGTACTGAACGACTGTATGCTGAATAGTGTTCAATGCGATGTGCCATTACTGTCAGAGGGAGCTACTGGGCCTAACTGGGGCGCACTAGTTAAGTGGGTAGATTGATGAAACCTTTGTACGTATACTGGTTACGCGCACCAATGCTTGATAATCAAATAGTGTATGTGGGATGTGGGGATAACCCAGAAGCGCGCAGAAAGGCTGCTCAGCGGCGTTACCATATGCAACTAACTATGGTGCACTCTGAAGCTTACACTGACTACACCGAGGCAGGAGCGCATGAGACTTTAGAGATTGGTAAGCATTGGTCAACTGTATTTAACATAGTGCGTAAATCAGCTATCTCGGTAAAGTTTGCTGAACGCAGTGTAAAGATTAGGGTATCACTTACTGGTATTGTGAGAAGCTCTGAAACTCGGGCGAAGATAAGTGCTTTTAGAACAGGTCAGTCTAATGGGCCACATTCTATGGAAGCCCGTAAAAAGATTGGCGATGGAAATCGAGGCAAAGTAGTTACAGAAGCAACTCGTGAACTAATACGCCGGGCAACTACTGGTAAAAAAACAATCGGCAGAGACTATTGCGAAACGCACGGCTAAGACAACTGACCAGAGAAGAACTGAGGAACAGCGTAAGTGGCTTTCCAAGGCTATGACAGGCAAATCGTGGTCGCCAGCTATGATTGCGGCAAAGGCTAGGCAGTATGAACGACACAAGCTTAATCAGTCCGGCTACGGCCATCCGTGGCGCGTAAAGAATCTTAGTAAGGAGATACAGGAGGCAATTGGATGACCGACAAGCCACCAAGATACCGCTTTGGTAATGTTGATGGAGCTATGAAGAATGGCACTGCTGTATCAATTGGCTTCGACAGTGCAGACCAAGTAACTATTGAGTTTAACTATACCGACCAGCAAGACGGCCAGCTTTACCACGTCTATGCTAGAGGACACCGTACCAAGATCAATAAGGAGACATAGTTGGCGATCACATCAGGAATCAGAAAGACCTACGCACAGCTCAAGAGCTGGAGCTACAGTACTTACACGCAATATCTTGGATGCCCGTATTCTGTGTGCCTTGAAAAGATACAGAAGGTTCGAGTAGTAGAACCAGAGAATCCACACTTTGTCAAAGGCAACAGAGTCCACGGTTCTGCCGAGCAGTATATCAGCGCGCCTGGACGGGCGCCTGGAGCACTTGAGCCTGAGTTGACGAAACTCAAACCATTGCTCACTCGTCTGCGCAAAGCAAAGGCGCGCGTAGAGCAGGAGTGGGCATTTGATAAGCTGTACAATCCAGTCGCATGGTTCTCGCCACAGGCATGGCTGCGTGTTAAGACCGATGTGTGTGCTGATACACTTGCGCCGCCCGCCGTAGAGATCGTTGATTGGAAGACTGGCCGTCCGCATGATGAGCATAGACAGCAACGTAGTCTCTATGCACTTGGTGGTTTGCAGCTAGTCCAGCTAGGTGCACTAGCAGGTGGCAGTAAAGATACAACACTGACTGCGCAGCATGTCTACGTCGATTGGCCTGACTCCACAGCTACCGAGTCTTACGCCATGAAGCACCTGCCGGCATTGAAGCGTGAATGGGCGGCGCGTATCAAGCCGATGATGGAGGATACACGCTTTCTGGTTAAGCCTGGATCTGCATGCCGCTGGTGCAAGTTCAATGCCAAGAACGGCCTTGGAGGCCCGTGCCAAGATGGACGTTAAGCCTGTAACTGAAAAAGAGTTACGCAGCTGTCATGTACGAGGAGCTTTAGGTGTCTGCCTAGAGCTCCAGCTGCCAATTGAGACTGTAACTATGGTCTGTGCAGCATTGAAGATTACACAAGAAGAACTGCAAGAGGTGATCAATGGCAAGAAAGCTTAAGATTGTAAAAGAGACCGACCGTGATGTAGAGTTGCGCAACAAGGTCCGGGTTCTACTCGAGGAAGTTTGCTTTGAGCATGGGCCCCAGTATGATGTCAGTGTCAAGACGCTTAAACCTGGGCATGTGCGATGCTGCTTTAGAGACACCACAGGCCACTATATGTACATAGAGCTACGTGAGGCAGTGCTGAGTCGGCCTAAACAAATTGCGCAGGCAGTCAACAGAGAGTGGAGTAGGTGGTTCTTTGGCGAGGCGCGAAACTGTCCTAGAAGCTAGAGCTTGCAAGTGGGCCCGCTTGAAAGGCTGTGTAGTAGCTAAGATGACGGAGTGTGACGGCGTCCCGGACAGAGTCTTCTTTGTGCCGGGTGGCCGTCCAATTGTCATTGAGTTTAAACGGAAGGGCGAGGTGCCTGAGGGTCTTCAGCACTGGTACCTTGACAAGCTTCGTGAGCTCGGCTACTACGCTCGTTGGTGCGATACATGGGAAGGCTTCTTGGAGATAGTCAATGGATTTAGTTCCAAAGTCAGTAGCACTAAAAATGGAAGAAAGCAAACGGACGGCAAAGGCTTGGACACCGTGGCCATACCAAGAGCGCGCTCTAAAGGCCTTGCTTGAGAACGGCCAGTATGGCCTGTTACTTCAGCCCGGACTTGGGAAAACGTCTGTAACATTGGCTGCAGTAAAGATTCTACTCGCTAAGAAACTAGTTAAGCGTGTCTTGGTTATAGCACCATTGCGACCTGCCTACGAGGTGTGGCCAGTAGAGGTTGCTGATTGGAAAGACTTCAATGCTTTTGGTGTGGCGCTATTGCACGGGCTTGCCAAGGACAAAGTCCTGCGCAGCTTACAGCTAGAGCATCAGGTTGTGATTATCAACCCAGAAGGGCTAAATTGGCTGTTCAAAGACAAAAAGCGGGCGAAGCTTCTAGGCGCCGACATGCTTGTTATCGATGAGTCAAGCCTGTTTAAGTCTGGCACTTCAGTCCGCTTCAGAAGACTGCGGTCTGTGCTTGGCCAGTTCAAGCGCCGAGTTATTTTGACTGGATCGCCGCGGCCTAAGAACTATGAAGACCTATGGGCGCAAGTCTACTTGCTCGATCAAGGTGCCTCTTTGGGCAACTACATCACGCACTATCGCAATCAGTACTTCTTTCCAACAGGATTTCAAATGCGCGAGTGGTCGCTGCTGCCGGGCGCAGATGAGACGATCAACAAAAAGATTGCGCCGCTTGTTCTGCGAATGGACGCGGAAGACTATCTCAAGTTGCCGAAGCTGACTGATCAGACCCACTTTATTGAGCTGCCGCCTAAAGCACGTGAGCTTTATGAACAAGTAGAGTCGGGGCTTATGAGCACTTTGTTCACTGCTCCTATGGTGAACAGTACAGCCGCGCGAAGTCGCTGTGCACAGATAGCTAACGGCTCAGTGTACTTAGACCCTACTGATCCGGACGACATTGAGTCTTGGAAGTCGTCTAGACGTCCAGTTCAGGTTGTACACACAGCAAAGGTAGAAGCTTTAATGGAGCTTGTGGGCGAGCTTCAAGGCGAACCACTTCTTTGCTCTATTGGGTACCATCATGATGTAACAGCTATTCGTGTGGCGGCTGGCAAGGACACACCTTGTATCAATGGAGCTACTACGCGAACACAGCTGTCAGACTATATCACGCGATGGAACAAAGGATTGCTTCCATTGCTGATGATTCATCCAGCTGCGGCCGGCCATGGCCTGAATATGCAAAAGTGTAATGGGCGACACATTGCCATATTTGACCTGCCAGACAACTATGATACCTACTTTCAGATGTTTCAGAGAGTCTGGCGTCAAGGCAATAAGGCTGACTTCTGTATCCGGCACCATTTCGTGGTCCGGAATACAGTAGACGTAGCTAAACTACGCAATCTCAGAAAGAAGGGTGACGGCCAGAAGGCTTTTCTCGATGCAATGAAGCAATATGCAGAGGAAAAAGGCCTGAAAATAAATGCGCCAAAGCCTAGAAAAGCGGTATAATCATTTCAGCGCACTGGAAAGGGGCGCTAGAAAATGAAGAGAATTGAACAAGGTACTTTGTTTCCAGCTGACGGTTCACCTGCCAAGATAGTCACTCCAGCAGATGGAAAAAAGTTTTCACTCGATGAGCTTCAGAAGTTTGTTGGTGGGTATATTGAATCCATTGTCTGCGTGAAGCCTTACGTCCGCGCTTTTGTCAATGAGGAGGGCGCTATCAAAGGCGATTTGCAAGATAACCCACATACCTGGTCAGTACTAAATCGCAAGGTGTACGCCTTAAACGGCTACGCAGAAGGCTTTCGTGTATCAGGCGACATCATTGCAGTACAGCTGGTGCAAGCATGACCAACAAAGCCACAGAGTACCTAAGCATACCGGAGGGCGACCGCAATGTCGCCCTCCCAATGACGCTTGCAGAAGCTGATGCCAAGGCCAAGGAGCTGTACGGACCGAAAGCTTATGCCTTTGATCGGTTATCACTGCTACCGGGCCTTTTAGACGCTAAGCCACTGCATACCTACATTGATGAAATAGGGCGGTACTACATCGGTGTAGGTGAGGCTCTGTACGGCAACGGCGCCACATGGAAAGAAGCATTCGCGGCGGCTGCAAAGATGGCAGAGGCGAGGCTATGACCCACCTTATTGATGTCTTACTTGGAGCAGTAGTGGGCATGGCTGCTATGCTTTATTTGCAGCGGCCTGGAGGTGGCCGGTGACTGACTTGCAGAAGGGTAGTACGTGTGAGTACACGGACTTGGGCGGCCAGACATGGGTTGGCACAGTTGAGTCTGTAGGCCGTAAGTACTGCGAAGTACCCCGCTGCGCAGACAACAGAGTGGAGCGTATGCTTCTGACTTCTGTGCGAGAGTTCACGTACTCTATCTTTCATGCTCGTGATTTTCTCAGAGGCGGACGATGATTCAAATCTGTGTTTATGTCTTTGTGGCCCTGGCTTTGGTACGCCAGATCTGTGTTGCTGTTTACGTCATGCGCGGGAAAGGCGGCTTGAAATGAAGATCATCAAGATCTACGAGCCGTCGCCATTTCACAACACAAGAGCACTGAATATGCGTCAGCTTCTCAACCCTATCTTCTTTTCAGTAGACTGCCGGCACCCAGACCAGAAGCGACAGCGCTCCTCAAGACGTAGGACGCGAGCGCTACATAATGCGCGTAATTTGAAGGCACAGCAGCTTACTTGGGTTCCAGACCTACCGACGACTGATGCTTGGGAGAAGTGGTTTGCGGCCCGTGGCTGGACTAGAATGGCTAGCGTACTGGGGAGGACTTTCGATGAGTACTAAGAGTCCCACTGGGCGGCTCAAGGGTATTAACGAGTCTGAACTGCAAAGTACTTCACTGTCTGTCGAGCACAGTGTTTGCGCGCATAAGTACTGGGCGACTGCAGACTTTCAATGCTAGAACAACGCATACTAGCTGGTCCATTAGCAGCACAGGAGCCAAAGAAAGCTTCATTTCCTTATCGCTTTGGGTCAGCTAGTCTCATTGCAGCTTGTTCAGTAGAAGCACGCAGTGAGGACCGTATTCACCGGCTTCTTCTTGAGCTAGGTTATATCTACGACGTGAACACAGGAGAGTATCATGAAGCCTGAAGATCTTACCAAGAAGCAGATGAAAGCATTGTTCAAAGCTCTGCACATGCTGGATATCGTCAACTTGTACGCCACGGGTGATCGGTTACGTAGAGCCTTTGGTGTAGAGCTGGAAGTAGTGAAGGCGCACAAGAAAGACGGGCTGGGCGATGACTGAGCTTAGTGAAGAGCAGCTTAGCAGAATGCGGCGGAATTTGCGTTTAATGGCTGAGTATGCAGCATGGTTTGCCATGAATGCACGTGCACCACAGCCCACTACAAAGGTTGAGCAAGGGCACATAGGGTGCAAGAAGTCAAACTTACTGCCGCGTAAGGAGCAGCCATGACGACTGATCTACGCCTGTTCGGTCACCTGTTTGGTGTAGGCAAAGAAGAAGCGGATATGCTCAGTCGTCTGGCGGGGCCATGTCCTGCGCTCCACCAGCCTACAGCGCCTTTCATGGGCGGAGCAGCAGAGGCATTCCAAGCGCTCAATCGGCGGGGCAGAGAATCACTTGCCAAGATAGAAGTACTGACTGCCACCACTGTGAAGCTCCCTAAAGACAAACGGCGGGGCAAGCTCGATACCTGGCAGACTATTCATGAGTTCATCTATGCTGGCAATGCGCGCTTTACTTTGCTCAGTTTGAAGACTGGCCAGCGCTACACGTACAAGGTGCAGGTCAAGAAAGCCGACTTGGTACTGCATCCTGAAGATCCGGTGTACTTTGTCAACTTACTACGTGGTCCAGACAATACTGCAGACTATGCCTATATGGGAGTAACAAGACGCAATGGGCAGTTCAATCGTACTAGTGCAAGCAAAGTAAGTGACCTTGCACAGAGCTATAAGTCTTGGGTTTGGTTCTTAGAGCGAATGCGATCAGAGCGCGCTGACGTACTTGGCGCCTTAGTAGAGTTTTGGCACGAGGGCCGGTGCTGCTGCTGTGGCAGAGTGCTAACTGTCCCAAGCTCAGTGCTAAGCGGCTATGGCGAAGTTTGTAGAAAGGCACGAAATACAGGTGCCTAACTGCAGTATAATTAATCTATGCGAATGTGGATGATTGACCCAAAGATCCTGTGTCGTAAGCACCTGCTAGGTGAGCACGTTGAAATACATATGCTTGTCGGTAGCCTGCAGCGAAAGCGCTCCATAGCCGGCTTCTTAAACCAAGGTATTCTCGAGCCTCAAAACGCGCTTAAGCGCCATGCTGCTTTAGTTGCCGAGATGCAATTGCGTGGCTACAAGCATGCTTCGAAGCTCCAGGACGTCCCACATGGAGCTCCTAGTGGCCATGTTGACCAGGTAAGCTCACTTACTGCTCTGCTGGCGCGCTGTGAGGCTTGTTCTACGCGCTATAATGATCTTAGGAGCTAATTGTATGCGAACCTTTGAAGTTGAAGACGCTGTAGTACCAATGCTTGCACTTGCAGTAGCTATGGCTGTTCATGAACGACGGCTTGTTGCAATGGAGAATGTTGATTCTTCTAGTCTAGCTTCTCAGCAGGTTCGCAGAGAGATTGCTCAGTTAGAGGACTTTCTCTCGAAGCTGAATGCGCCATTACCGGCTTTGCACACCTTATTGGCGCAAGAAGAGCAACGGGCCGTTAGCTCAATTGGTCAGTAGCACACGACTCATAATCGTTAGGCTGCAGGTTCAAGTCCTGCACGGCCCACCAAGTTTAGTACTTTCATGGATGCATTAATATGGCGATCCAGCAACCTAAACCCTAACCGTAGCAAGGAGACTTAAACTACCATGGCTAAAATCAATATCGTCCTCAGTCCGAAGCAGCTCGCCAATCTCGTCACTGCTTTGCAGGGCGCACCCAAGCAAAGCAAGACTGTCGAAGTACTCACGGCGAAGTTCACGGCTGTAGAAGTGCCTGAAAATGCGAAGAAAGTTACACTGACAATCAGTGGCGCAGAGGCACAGAACACAGTCAAGGCTCTCGGAACACTGCCCAAGCAGACTGCTACTGTGATCGCGCTCTTCGGCAAGATCAGCGCCGCCCTGGGTGCCGAGTAGCACTTGTAATTTAGTGTATTATGGTCCATTCACTCCGTGGATGGACCACATTTGTGTGTTATAATATGCTCAGTAGTTTGAAAGGACTGCTGACTATGAAAAACCTGGATCCTGTAGAGCGGCTTCGGAAAGACTTTGCTCGCATCCTGGACGCGATAAGTACGTTGCACGGCGTTCACACTCCAGCGCAAAAGAACCGACGCATTTCCCCCAATGATTCGCGTCAAGTAAAACTTCTGGTGCGCAAAAACCCTCACAAACCGAAGACAAAAGCTTGGGCAGCATTTGAGATTCTGAAGCATTGTCGTACTGCACGCGACTATGTGCGTACTGTGCACAAGACTGCAGGCGACAAAGTAATTATGGGCTACCTCAACTGGGCCGTTAATCGTGGGTACGCACGACTCATGTGAGTGCTTATTGGGCCGTATGTGCTTTGCGTACGGCCCAATAAATACGACGTCAGTGAGCAAAAGTGAACGCACTTGAAAGACCACTCCGGTAGACAATGTAACTAGCGGTCTAAGGAGCCGCCACTCAATGCCAAATATTCTTGCGAAGATCGGATCGAAGTCAGTACTTCCGCCGTACATGCGCATCAAGGTACTACCAGCTACAAAGGCTTCGTTCAGTAGGCGTGCAAATAACCCGCCACAAATATTGCTCAACCGTCGTGCAGACGATATGCAGGCTCATCGTGTGTCTGTTTGTGATACTCGTAATGCGCGTCTTCTGACTCAGACCAATCCACACAGAGCGCACACTAAGTCTTGGGTAGCTTTCGAAATCCTGCGTCAATGCAGGACCGTGAAAGAATATGTAAAGTCGGTTCGTGCTGTGACAAGTGACAAGTCGACTATGGGCTACCTCAATTGGGCTGTGAATCACCAATATGCCAAGTTGACTGCTTAGGCAGCAAGTAAAGCGCGCCGGCTATCAAGTTTGCCGGCGCCTAAAATAAACTTTAAAAATGTAGTATTTCCACTGTATAATTATTGAAGTGAGGAAATTTACATGACTGGACACCAGCTCTTCTGGCTGTGCGCTCTCGTAATTCAGACGATTCCCTTGGCAGTATTCCCGCATGTATTTGCATGGTGGAGAGAATTTGCCGCTGAGAACTTTGTTCAGGAGCGTGACAAATGAACTACGGAATCTTGATTGCGATCAGTAAATCTGGTTTTCAGATCGTGGGCGCTGTGGACACCTTGAACGAGGCGCATGAGTTAGCCGGCGAGTATGTCAGGTTTGGGCCAGACAGTGGCTACCTTGCGCCTGAGTATTTCGAAGTCCATAGTCGTGGGCAATATGGTGGGTACACCATTGTGCAACGCCTGAAATAGTCTGAATTTTGTCGTTGCAAACTCTAGTTTCTGTAGTATGATTTCAGGAGCACAGACAATGACTGAATGCGAGTTTCACACCACTTTCTACGGCCCGCGTAATACGCCCAATCGTGAAAAGCTGTGCAAGCATCTTGGAATTACTGGCTTTGCTGGTTTGAGTTTGAAGCGCATGGGCTGGACCGGTTTTGTCAATGCTCTTGGCGACTACCACGGGCTTGATGTGCGCAATTTTAGCTGCCAAGCAACCTTTATGGATGCCATCGCAGAAAAAATAAAACTGCTATAAAGCGCAGAATCTGCAGTATGATTATTTCAGTGCAGAGGAGCACAGACAATGATTGCCAAAATCGAGTGGAAAGTGGCCGAAGCGCCTACCGGAAAGTATCGTTCATTTCAGCGCCGTGGATGGCCCACTGGCACCATCAATGGTTGTGCTGCTGTGTCGCTCTATGCTGACAATGACTACTCAAAGCAGGCCGCAGAAGGCGGCTCGGTCATTACTGTGTGCGTGGCTGACTGGACTGTCGGTCAGACTGCTGAAGGTAAGGCTAAGTATGGCGCATTTACATGGCGCACACTGAAGGCACGCGCAGCCACCCTGAAGGAGGCTAAAGATCTTGCGGTACGCTTCCACGCAGCTCATCCAGAGTACACCTCAAAATAGTCTGAATTTTGTCGTTGCAAACTCTAGAAACTGCAGTATGGTTATTTCAATGCAGAGGAGCACAGACAATGATTTTTACCTGGGCTGATGTTGAAGATTTTCTTACGTATAGGCCTTGGATTTTGGCTCATGTGCGAGCTATTTATGGCGAGTACGTACTAATTTGTGGCGGCGCAGTAGCGACTGATGATGCTACAGTTGCTATGCGCATGTTGTATGATGCCGCTGGAATTTAGCAATTACGTAGTGCAATTGATTGTAGCGGCTCAGAAAGGACCGCCACTCACATGACCAAAGCAAAGGCCACGACGACAGCGCCTCTCAAAGGCAAGACGAAGGCCGCCTCCAAGGCTGTCAAAGCAGCTCCAGTGAAGAAGGCCACAGCGGTTCCAGTGAAGAAACCTGTGCCGGCCAAGAAGACCGCTCCCAAGACTGTACCGGCTAAGAAGGCTACAGTCTCCCCAATGTCGGCTAAAAAATCACCGTCTAAGGCCGCCAAGAAGACCAGCGAAAAGACGTCGGCCGCGCCCAAGGGTGCTGCTTTGACAGCGCCAGTGGCGAAGGCCATGCCTACAGCAGCCGACGCCTGTGTGGCTGCTATTCTTGCCTCTGGTTTTGCCCTGCAGCGCAGTGACACTGTCGACAAAGTGGCCGCGTATGGTTATGGTGACGCAAATGGTCGAGCTGTTCTGCTGACTGTGAAGACTGATGGTGATACTACTTGGACACTTGTAGCTGCAGATGGAGGCAGTAGATGCGGTGGCAAGGACGCTGAAACACTGAAAGTTGCCCTTGAGCGCCGTGCACCAAAAGCAGAGGCGCCCCCGCCTTTGCCCCATGTGATTCGTGCTATTGAGCAGCTGCGAGTGGCTACCAAGGGCACATATGCAGCGCATGAACTGCGTGGTGACGATAATTACCCTGTACGTCTGCGGATCCTTAAAAGTGCTCTCAAAACTGACAAGGTTCTGGTCGAGCAGAGTGGCATCAATGCAGTTGTTAAGACACTATATGGGCTGCTTGATGTGCCGCCGGCTTCGATTGCTGCGCAGCGTACATGGTTTGCAGCGGCCTGCACCAAGGTTCTTGCGGCATCGCGCAAGGCTGATCGTGAGCACGACAAGGCTGAGAAAGCTCTCATTGAGAAAGAATTACGCCGTACAGTTTTTGAGCGTATGGTCCCTGGAACTATTTTGCCGCCGCCAACAAAGCACTTGGGCAAGAAAGCCCAGGCCGAGAAGGACGCTGCCGATAAGCTGGCAATTTACCAGGAAGCTCAGATTGCTGCTATGTGTCCTGAGAGGCCAGCGGAGCAGGTCGCGAAACCCAAGAAATCTACTGAAAAGGAGGACTACCAGGCCGACCTTGCAGTCATCGATGACGGGTCAGAAGAGCGTGCAGGTGCTCCCCTAGCGGGTTCTACGGCCTACCGTGCAGAGGACATCTGGCTTATGGAGCACACGATGACTGGTCTGGTGCTGCTAAAGCTCGAAAAAAGTAACTCGCAGGGCGCCATTTGTGTGTATAATAATGGTAATAGAGTTGCTTGTGGCGTTGTGCCAATCGAGACACTCTTAAAGTTCAAGCGGATAGAGGATGTGGACATTCTTGAGTCCGTTCGCCAATTATTGAAGCCGGCTATTCCCGGCGTGATAATCACCCCCGTGGCAGAACGCCACTTAAACGCAGTCTTGCACTGTAAGGAGCTAGCAGCCATGACCTTTGCCAAGAAGTCTTCCGCCAAGAAGTCCACCGATGTTGTTGAAACCGCCAAGACCAAGAAGTTTGCCGCACCTGAAAAGGCGTCCAAGAAGCCCATCGTCGCCAAGAAGCCTGTTGTTGTCGAGACTGAAGCAACTGCAAAGCCTTCCAAGGCCAAGAAGGCCGCGAAGGAAACCGCTGAGCCCTCCGCTCGTAAGAGCTCTTTGTTCCGCCTGAAGAACGACTCAAAGGCCACCTGGAGTGCGTTCAAGGGCCAGAAGGCTGAGCTTGTGCAGGCTTTCATTGACCTCAGTGCAGTGGGCGCAAAAGCTGCCGGCGTGACGCGTGGCGCTTTGATCGATGCTCTGCCGAACATCGGGCCAAAAAACATAAGCTTTTATTTGAGCACCTGGCAGTCCGGGGACGCCCCGATCGTCGAGAAGTTGGCAGCTGCAGAGTAAGCAACTACACAATTTGTTTTAAGATGACCCACAGACCATCGTGGGTCATTTCTACGCCTCTAAAACCAAACAATACGAAGGAGCTTATGGAGTTTATTCAACCACAGGTATTCCATGTTGCGCAGACCACACTTGATCCTGGCGGGCTTCACGACTATCTTACTGCTGTAGGTGTGCCAACTTGGACCAGCGATGCCCCGAGTCATGCTGAGGCGCTTCAAGAGGTTATGGGGCGAACTTGCTACAATTCTTTCAAGGTCGGTCTCAATCCTAATGTGACACGTATTAGGGAAGGTAACTCCACTTATTTAAAGAGTATCGTAGAGTCAGGGCACGGCTCAGTGCTCGAGCATGCGTGTGACTCTTGGATGCTGTTCAATATTAGTCGTGTTGTTACACACCAAATTGTTCGGGCCCGCGCTGGTACTAGTTTCAGCCAAGCCAGTGGCCACTACATCCGGGTTGACGGCATTAAGAGCTGGTTCCCACAAGTACTAGAAGACCATCCACGACGTGCTGAATTGTTTGACTTCTATCGTACGCGATTTAAGAGCCTCGAGCAGGCCCAGATTGAGCTAGCCCAGCTTCTTGATGTGGACAATCAGCCATTCAAGATGAAGAAGAAACTAACGACCGCAATGCGCAGGTTAGTTCCTGACGGCATCGCCACGGTTCTTGGCTTTACAGTTAATCACCGCCAGCTTCGCTTTATGATCGAGCAACGTACATCAGCAGCCAACGATGAAGAAATCAGAATTGTGTTTTTTAAGATCTTCGAGCAAGCTATAAAACTTTACCCTAATATGATGTTTGATGCTGATGTAACTATAGTCGAAGGCCTTGAAGAAGTCACATTTGCCAATAAGAAAATCTGATGCGTGGCAAGAAAGATTAAAACCCAAAGGAGAAACATGGCAACGAAAAAATCTAGCGTACCTACAGCAGATACAATTGACAGTATACTGAAGGCTCGGCAAACAACCCATGGAACCTTTGCTGTACATGCGGCCATTGCACAGGCACTTAAGCATGCTATGCGCTTTGATAGTGAAGACCAATTACGTGAGTCTTGGCTGGCGCTTGATGACGACATGGCCGAGGCGCTAGAAATGAACCAGCATAAAGTAGCGCGGATCTTAGCAGGTGACCCAACCGTGATCGATCATTGGGACGATATCTGTGGGTATTCTAAGCTTGTGGCTGACCGCCTAAGAAAGGCTGCAAAATGATAGTAGCAAGGGTTTTAATTCTACTGATGGCATGGGCTATTCTGTTTGCAATTTGCCTACGTCATGCACTGAAGGCATCCCATGAGTAGACCCTCTCTCGATGAATACTGGCTCTCGATGCTGCCCCTAGTAGCGTCGAGAGCCACTTGCCCGCGACGATCTGTCGGTGCCATTCTGATTGACAAAGATGGACGGCTAGTCTCAACTGGTTACAATGGAACTGCATCAGGACTGCCGCACTGCTCTAACACACCGTGCCCTGGTTCGCCGGCTATTGGAGGCACGCGGGATGAGTGCCAGGCCCTTCATGCGGAGTCCAATGCTCTTATGCAGGCGTTCGGCAGTCGAAGAGCTCCGTGGACTCTCTACTGTGGCCTGACGCCTTGTTTTGCGTGTTCTAAGTTGCTACTTGCGGCCGGAGTACGTGAGGTGGTAGCAGCAGAAGCGTATGCCCATGATGACAGAGGCCCGAAGCTTTTAAATAAGGCCGGCGTCCTCGTGTGGGTATGGCGAAACGATGAACGAACGCCTTGGAGTACTGCATGAGACATCTGAAGGAAGATGTTAGAACGGCTCTTCAGAAGCTGCCTACTGGCCAATACAAAACACTGTATGCCGATCCACCTTGGAAGTGGATGAAAGGTGGAACTAAGCGCTATACACCTACACAAGGCGCCAATGTCGGGCGTGAATTTTCTGCAGTTGGCGATACTCCATATGGCGGTCTAAGCACGAAGGAGCTGGTTACACTTGGCGATCAGGTCAAACGTGTGGTTGCACCAAATGCACATCTTTACCTGTGGACTGTGAACAAGACTGTACCAGATGCCGTAGAGATTATTGCAGCCTGGGGTTTTAGGTGGGTAACCATGATTACATGGGATAAGGGTCGGCCTGGTATAGCCAAGTATTTCCAAGGTATCACAGAGCACTGTGTATTTGCAGTTCGCGGAGGTCTGCCGTATAAATTCGTCGATGGTAAGATGGCGCAGGGTCGGACTTTAATCTCAGAAAGAATGACAGCCCACTCACGCAAACCGGCCGCAATGCGCGAGATGATTGAGCGAGTGTCTTACCCGCCTTATCTAGAACTGTTCGGAAGGACGGTTCCCAAAACATGGGATGCAGTAGGTTTGCAACTCGGTGAAGATATGAAGGAGATTCCAAAAAGATGACCTGTAAACAGATGGTGGCCGAATTCCATAAGTTGAACGGTTCAGTAATCAACGGCTTCAACAATGGCCCTGAAGTGGCTGTTCTTCGCACTAGGTTGATCCTAGAGGAGTTCGCAGAGACGTACGCGGCACTGCATGAGAACAATGTCGTGGAGGCTGCTGATGGACTTGCAGACTTGCTTTATGTAGTTGTAGGTACAGCAGTTTCATATGGCGTGCCATGCCCTGATGCCTTTGAAGATCCGCAGGGCCAGCCGGCGCTAGAATTTGAGCGCAATGACATTGTGCGCTTTGCTCGGCTGATGCTACCGCGGCTCCAACGGACTTACTTAGCAATTACTCTAACACCTGCATACTGCGGGGCAGCTTTGACTGACTTAGCGGCTGAAATTTGTGCCACTGGCTCTAGGACATGGGGCTTCCCAATGAAAGAGCTTTTTGCTGAGGTGCATCGCAGTAATATGACTAAGACATTTGCGTCTAATACATCAGGTGGCAAGTATGGCGCAGTCAGTCCCAAGGGTCCTGGATACACGCCACCGGATATTATTGGCGTATTGACAGCAGCGGCCTAGTGCAGGCACCAATACTTATTCGTCCAGTAGTGCCCAAGGACGATAATGCACGTAAGGCTGGGTGCTCTTGCAATTATCGTAGCTCACAACGAAGTAGCCAACATCATACAAAAATGTCTGCTGTATAGCAAATAAAATAAGCCCCGTTGCTCAAGCCTGCTATAGGCTTGAGCAACGGGGCTTTGTACTTTAGAACAGCGATGGCGTAACGTGACTATGGATCCACAATACTACAGCGCTTACTACGCCTAGCTTAGTCAGCTTCTTTTTGTCAGGATGCAGCAGCTCGTGCTCTTTCTGCTGCCCCTCAGCAAGCATCTTATCGCCACTAGTGCTCATGCCGTTCAGGTGGCTTACAAGCTGTATTATTTGTTGGTCTGACACACGGTCGTCTATATGGTGGAGAATGGCTGTGCTTGCATCTAGCATTGGTGCTACCGTATCTAGTGTAGTATCTACCTTGCTAATAGTGCCTTGTGCCAACTGCATTGTATTGTGCACGTCATTAAACAGTACAAGCTCTTGTGCATCTAAGGCTGTAAGGTTCTTGTCTTCATGTCTCGCAGCGACCTCCACAGCTCCTACAGTGCCTCGTACAGTAGCCAAGGTACGATTGACATCAGCCAGTGTTCCGCACGCCTTATGGGGCACGCAAGGCGCATTAATGGCCGCTAAAGTTGCAACCAGTTGGTCTGCTACGCTTGCAAACTTATCGGTAAGCACCTGGCTGTCAGTAGCAACCTGCACTGTAAGCTTACCAGACTCCAGTCGCAAGTCATGACTAGCTAGGCCTACTTCCCAGACAGCCCAACTTGCTATCAATACAAAAAGGACCCCCGCCGAAGCGAGGGCCCCTAGTATGTAGCGCATAGATCTAGGCTGCCACAGTCGGCACAGCCTCAAGAGCCGTAGCCAGCAATTGTGTATTGGCGAGGGCCCTGGTAACAGCTGCTACACTGGCAGGATTAGTGACATGACCAGCTGCAAGCACAGCGCTCAGATTGGTAGTGGCACTAGTCAGTACGCTGGCGACAGATGGATGGGCTCCAAAGTCGTAGAGCAAAGAACCCGCGGCAATTACGCCCGCCTGGGCTTCAGAGATGGCGGCAGAGACGACAGACCCTGCCGCAGCTCCACCTTCAATAGTGGCCGCGATAGTCAGTGCACCGCCGGCGTACTTGAGAATCGCAGTAGCGGTCTGCTCGATCTTAGGCTCGGCCTTGACAGCGGCGGCAAGTTCCTTTTCAACCCAGGCGGCAAAAGTGTGCTCAGCATTAGCGAGCGAGGCGAAGATAGACATTGTGGTATTCTCCTTGGCTTGTACGGCAACGACAGGCGCTGCGGGTTTTACTGCTTGTTCTACTACAATTACGGCTGTAGTAGGTGGTGGTGGTGGTGGTGGCCAGGGTGCGGGGGCTGTGAGCCTCGAAGCGCCTAGTGGCGGAATCTTCGACCACGGCCAGTTCATTGCTGATCCGTAGGCTTGCTACTGCCGCGTACTGGCTGCAAAGCCCCGATACCCCCAGCAACAATGGTGCCGGCAATAGCAAGCGCAGACATAGCCACAGTATCTGGCAGTGGATGAAAGATGATTACACCTAGCACTGTAAGCACCAGCAAGGCACCAACAATTACCAGGACAGTAGGCTCGTTTATTTTCATACGCTCCTCCAAATAGCTTGCTCAGCCTGACGGCGCTTGACTAGGCCAGGCTCGATGACTCCGCCAGCAAATATCCAGCCATGTTGGGCACCTTGCGAGTCAGTGTAGTAAAGCTGAGCGCATGCGGCGTCGAAGTTGCCTGCATTCACCAGCTGCATCAAGGACGACGCGACTACACGATGCACGCCGTTGTTATACGCCAAGGACACGAGAGCATCGAACACGCCCTGCTTCACTGGCGCCTTAAGCGCGTGGTTCACGCCCTCTACAGCGTCTTGGGTGTCGTCGGCTAGAAGCACAGTTGCTTGCCCATCTGTAACTCCGTTTGGAAAAGTATCGCCAGGCATTAGCTTGTGCCCGTAGCCGATAGTGGGCAGTCCGATTCCATCCTTGTACACATGGCTGCGAAAGCCTTCAAACTCCTTGATAAGAGCGAGGCCTTTTTCTGACAGGTTCATTCGGCCTCTTCTTCTACCGGCTCTTCAGCAGTGTCAAAAGGAAGCTCGGGCTGCTCTTCATCAATGCAAGGAATTATGGGCTGTGGCATGGGGTGCCCTGGACGTGGTATTGTCGACATTGAAAGTCTCCTTAGTGCAATGGCGGCATGGATCCGCCGGCATCTTGCTGGTGAGAGTTAGAAGCATGGGCTGAGCCATCTGAGCTAGAAACCTTAGCCGGAATTTCTGACTTATGCACTGACTCCCATTCTTGCAGCATTTGGTACATATCATCCGCTGACTTTGCCACCTTTGCGCCTAGCCAACCTGATAGGGCCAGGACAAGCGGAGCCAGGATACTGGCTATGGCAATGCGGTTGGAGCGCGTCTCTCTGCGTCGTGCAAGACATTTTAGCTCGACTTCTTCTGCGAGTTTTATGGCCTTCTTCTCAGCCTCTTCGCGTTCTTTCCGTACGGCTCTGTACTCGGAAAAGAACTCACGTGCTTCCACTTGAAAGTCGCGAAAGTTTGACACGCCCTTCTCTACTATCCTCAGGCGCTCATCGTGGCGGGCTATTTCTGAATCTTGGGACATGGGGCCTTTCCTATTGGGCCGTGCGAAAGTTAGAGACGCCCTGCATGAGTTCTTTGATTTGCTCTGTGTGCGTTGCGAGCTGCTCTGCCATCTGTCCGGGCGTCATGCGATTCCTTTCATTTGCGTCCTTCGCGTTCAGGTAACGTAGCGGTTATCTAGCTCCGGAGTCTATTGCATCCCCGTCATTTTGTACTGGCCCATCATGCTTACGGTTGGGTATGTAGTTGTGCAAGATGCGCCGGGAGAATTAATGGCAAGTTTGATGGTGTGCCCAGCCGCAACCACATACGGAGTTGTGGAGATAACCTGAGAAGCAACCGAGTTCGAGATGGTTCCAATCGCGGTATACGATCCATTATCAATAACACCGACTGTGACAGCGGTACACCCGACAGCCTGCACGTTAAAGCCAACATCTATGCTGAGTATTGTGATGCTCGATGTTGGAGTAAATTGAAAAAATGCAGATTGGGTGCTGGTTGAGTTAGCTGTCGGTGATCCTCCCCAAAGTGCTAGTCGGACGGGCGTACCAACAGACCCAAAATTGACATTCAATGGGCCGTCGATGGTAAAAGGCTCTACGGAATTTGTAGGTCCTTGTGTGTAGTAGTAGGCTGGCTCTATGTAGTTCCCCGATGTAGTAGCGTATCCTGTTACATCGTTCTTAACCGCCGGATTTCCTGCGGAGGCACTACACCGTGCATTCTCCACGGTGATTCCCCTCAACTGACCCGATACGGTTTGACTCAGTTCTATACAAGGCTGGTTTGCAGAAGCTGTGTGGTAAGAAAAGTTTGGATTATAAAACGCGACGTTTGCGGCATCTTTAACAAGAATCTCCCCAGTAGTATTACCAGAAAAACCCTCAAATTGAGTCCCAAAAAAAGCGATATTGTACATCTTGTCACTGTTTCCGGACCCATTGACGTACAGTTCGTTATTACCCGATCCAGCGTGCTCTATCGCCCCTCCGAACCAGCTTACCGCGCTTATTTGACCCGTACCTGTGTAGTCGATAACTACAGGCTGCGCTCCGGTATTTCCTGATCCGTTCACCCATACGTTGTCAAAAGAAAGAACGTTTAAGCCACCAACTGAGAATGCGTCCGAGCGAATATGAAGTCCGACAGATGAGGCGAACCCATAAATAAGATCGTCGCGGAGAGCAGATGGTACATACAGATTATCAAGATCTACGCATCCGTTGGTAGGAGAATGACCGTTGCAGTTTATGTTCCACCCTTGCACAAGGAAAAACTCTTGCCCTGTACTGTGTGAAAGATTTGTGAGTAGAGAAACAGGAGACCCAACTTGAGCTGATACCAAGTTACATCCTCCCACGGAAGACGCATTCCCGACCGAACCAAGACAAATCATGGAAGACCCGCTAGCAATCGTAACCCCTGAGTTGCCAGTAACCGTAATAGTAGTTCCAGTACTAGCGAGTAGCGTTACTACTTGGGTAGGGGAGCCTATAGCCAAGGTGGTCAGCGTCTCTGTGTAGTTTGGGGGAGTCATGACGGTTCCCCCAGATGCCGGGAGGGCCACGATTGCAGATGCGATATTAGGATGCACAACACCATCTACGTAAACTGTAGAATTTATACTTGGCCCGCTAAGTGGCCCGCTAAGAGCACCCCCAGGACTCACGATGTTCGTAAAGGCCCCTGCTTGCGAGTTCGCCCCGGTTCCGCCACTCGATACCGGAACCGGAGTCGTTGAGGTGATAGCGCCAGCCGCGACGGTGCCTGAGACGTTGAGGT